TAAAAATTGTTCAACGGGTAATGACCCTTTTGCTTGGTTACATGCTCTGCATGCGGTTACGCAATTATGCGAGTTAGTTTCACCACCCCTACAAAGTGGTCGAACATGATCTATTGTCAGCTCTTCACTAGAACCACAGTAGAAGCATCTGTTTCCGTCTCGGAGTTTAATCTGTGACCTCCATATTCTTTTTGCATCACTAGAGCGAAAAGTAATAAGGTTTGCCATAAGATCTCCGTATTCAGCCATAAGTTCATTTACTTCAATGTTGATTTACCGTTCTTTCCATTTCTGGCACGGTTCTTAGATCTACTTTCTCGAACTAACGTGCCTTTCTTTGTATGACTTAGATCACCTCCTCCTTTACCAGCTATTCCACGACGGCGACGCTCCGACCATCTTTTAGAATCTGCTTTCTTTAGCCTGTCTTTTTTTGCACCGCTGGCTAAAGAACCTTTCTCTTTCTTACGGTATAGGCGATCATAAGCTTTTTTCTTGTCTGCTGACGCTTTGTTCTTTTTATAAAAGCGTGACGTTGAGGAAGTCATTTCATGTGTTTTTTAACATCGTCAAAATCAAGTTCTGGTATAAGACCAGCTAAACCAGCTAAAGGACTTGATTCAGAAGCAACACCTGTTACGTCATTTGCCTTTAGCCAATCACAAGCTGCTTTCAGATCTGCTGTTGAAGCTTCACCTGATTTGATACGATTGATTAATTCTTGTGTAAGAAGATTATGTAAGTTCTCAAAATCTCCTTCTTTTGCTCTATTTGCCATTAGCTTTATTAATTGCTTCTAGTAATTGAAGATTGTGGTAAAGTGGTAGCAAAGGCAATAAAATAACGAAATTTATTAAAATTGCCAAAAAAAGTCCTCTCAGGATCGCCTGTAAGGGGCTTGAAAAATTGTCCATGGGTGTTTGTACCTTCAGATTCCGACGTTAAATGTAAATGTGATTCTGTAGTTATCTTTGTCTAGCTTTGCTGGTTGTGGCGGTACTAGATGTTTTAGATTAGATGGAAAGATATATACATTACCTTCTTTTAGGTTTAATTCGTTATTACCATAAGCATTACCAAAGTTGCTAGGTTTTAATCCATACATTTCATGTATAACTGCTAACTCTGGAAACTTGTTAGTAAAAACAAGTCCTGTATGTACATCAGGGTCAAACCGCATAACGTATAAACCAGATAAAAGTTCTGGTAAATGAAAATGCTCTTCTTGATATTGATTAGCACCATACATATTAAACCAGCTACTTGTAATCTTGTATGTTATTGCTGTATAACCTAATTCATTCATGTAGTTATCTACATGTTTAAACATAAGTTCTTGTAATTCTTCTTGTCCATAACCCCATAAATATGTTTGATAACTATTACAAGACCACCACTCATCGTGTTTGTTCTTTTCTTTGTTTTCAGCTATATCTTCATAAAGTAAAGGTACAAACTTACTTTTTAATTCTTCGTGTTTTTCTAACTTTTCAGTATATAAAGGAGAGCTAAATAAATGTTCAATCTTCACTGTATATCCATCCTGTCATAATATACTTTGTTTGTTTAGGAGGGTAGCCTTGATGATAATATGTCCAAGTTGCTGGAAATATTACACACCTACCAGTTTTAGGAGATACTTGATCGCCGTTGTAAAACTGTGTCCAACCTTCGTCAACAGTATTTAGATAAAGAATATAAGTAAGTACACGACCACTTTCAAAATCGTGATGCCAAACATAACCATCACCAACCTCTGTTTTTTGTATTTGATAACCTATGTCATGCACATTTGTTGCAAGTGGTGGTTCAAACTGTCTTATTTCACCTGTTGTAAATGATTTAAATGACCAAGAATTTTGTATATGTTGATTATATTTATTTATTAAAAAACCTACTAAGTCTTTAAAATAAACATCTATATCTTTCCATTGTGATTCTGAAGAAATATGTAAATCTGTACTGTTTTTAACATTGGTGTCTACACCTCCAAAAGTACGACCTTTTTGTTTGTTAGGACTATCATCAGATTCAAATTTATCTATGATTTCTTTACATTTTTCTTCGGGTACAACATCGTTATATACCCATATAAATGGGTCTGTTAATACGGTGCTATCACTCATCTATTCTATTTCTAAACCTTTCTTGACGATAGCTAGTGCTTGGTCGTCCAATTTATTTGACGATTCTGCAACAAGTTTTTCTAAAATATCACATATAAAATATTTAAACTTTTCACTTTTTAAAAAAGTTAAAACTATTGGTTTTAGGATTGCTAACATTTTCTTTTGGTAATAATGATTGTATTGGAACGACATCACTGCACATGTGAGCCACTCTTGATTTTGGTCTGAAGGTAAAACCTTTTTGCATAATTTCTGTACATTTCAAAGCACGAACAAGCTCAAAGTCTAGTTTCATTTTTTCTTCTTGACGTTGTGCTATAGCCAAGCATTGATCTACACTTTTTTTTGATAAAGGGATACTAAAATTTATTTGAAAACCCCAGTTTTGATTGATGTTATATCCATCAAGTGTCTGTGGTTTTGTATCGTTGCCCATATAAAAAGGACTAAAAGTTAAAGTACTTCCATTACACGAAACACCACCTCCATAGTGTTGTGTAGAAGCTGCGCCATTATTTTGAAATTGCACAGCTTGATTAGTAACATTTCCAGTGGCTGCCGCTACTGGATTCGATTTATTAACAGTATCTCCTTCAGCATAAACTGGGCTTATTGCGAGAATACAGAAAGCGAGTTGGTAGTAGAGTTTATTGTGAAATTGCGAGTATAATCTCTTTGCTCTATCAAACCAGCCGATCTGTTTGTTGTTTCTAAAGTCCACGGTAAAGTACTGTCTGTAACTGTAAATACGGAATCACCACCAGCTATACCAGCACTAGCTGACGCTGTAATATTTGTACCGCTCCAAGTCTTTACTTCAGCTCCAAACACTTGAACTTGCTCTGTCTCAACCAAAGTTGTAGAAGTTGTAGTCGTTGAATTTAGAGATCCGTGGGTAAATTGTGGGGTTACGGTGTTAGCTAAAACTGCACTTGGTGACAGTAAAGCTATAAATATTAGTAATTTTTTCATGGTTTTTTTGCGTTTCCGTTGCCATTTCTACCTCCAATACCTTTTACACCCATTGCATAAGCTGAAGATGAAAAGATAGAAGCTATAAATGTGCTATCAAAGTCTAAAATTTTTTTGTCGTGTATTTTTATGTAGTTACACGATAAGAGAACCATCGACCAAAGAAGAATAAACACTGTTATTGCGTCTTTGAGCCACTCTCTTTTGTCCTCGTGATCCATTTTAATAATTTCTTTATAACTGGTTTCATTGCAGTAACACACCATTTAAAAATGGCAGTTGCTGTAAGTGTTGCGGCTACAGAAACAACAGCAGTAGTACCCGCTGTTATTAAAATGGCGTTTTCTGGCACAGGAAGTTTAAAGTTAAGCATAGGTATGTCAATCGTTCTTATTCCTGTGTCGTTTGCTGTATCGTGATTTTCGCCTTGCACTCCATCTGGAGGTCGGAGATCACTCGGAGGTACTATCAATGGTGTGTATGAAGGTATTTCTCCTGTGGGTAAAGGTATCTCAACAGTTTTAATAGGTGGATGATCTGGTATATCTAATTTTGGTATCTCCATTTATAATGCAAAATTACTATTAAAAGATATTGACACTCTTTCATCGTTAGATAAATTTTTTGTTACCTCATGCTGTAAACAACTTGGAAACAAAACAACATTACCTTTTTGTGGTTCTAGTTCATAACCCTCGCCTTGATTTAAAAAAGATTTATAAAAATTTATTTCTTTATACTTTTGAAAATTGTCAGGGTTAGGAAAATATAAATTACCAGAATCTTTTGGAATTTTAATCCATATAACTCCAGAAATATTACTATTCGGATGAACGTGCATACTGTTGTATGTGTCAGGACTATTAATATTTATCCAAAAATTTTCTAATAAAAGTTGTTGTGTAAATACTTCACTTGTCCTAGATAAAATATTTTCAATAAGATTATTTGCTATTGATTTATCTTCTATAAATTCCTTAGATTGCCACCCACCACAATTAGAAAGTTTAACTCCTACAGGATCTAATTTTTTTTGTTCATAACAAAAGCTTAGAAGTTCTTGTGAAATATCTACTTTTAAATGATGTAAAAAATGTGTAAAAATTCCTTCTAAATGATAATTACTCATTTTCAAAAGGAAATACTTGATTAAGTCTCCACTTACCTATATATTTTTCATCTTGACAAAGACCATGTAATTGTAGACCGTTCCAAATAACTAATTTGTTGTATTCAGACGGCGTATGTGCAATTACTTTTACTTCATCTTCATTGCAATAATGATCTCTATGTTCGTCTTTGGTTTCATCCCATGAGATATTTTGATATATATTTGTACCGTTTGCTACTTCTTTATCTAAATAGATTAAAGCTGTATAACCATAATCTCGATGCGGGTAGAAATGTTTTTTCTTATATATTTGACGAAAATAAGTGTAATTAGTGTTTATAGAATATTCTTTGTCTGGTTCATCTTGACACGGACGTTGTTTAGTAACTTGACTAAGAAAATCCCATACAGGTTTTATTTGAAAAGTATAAATAATATGTCGCATATCATCAAAGTCATAACCTTGTGAAAAATATCCATGTGGGTTTTTATGCCAGTGTGGTTCGTATCTATGTATAAATTCGACTACCTCATCTGGCTTTTTATAAAAATCTCTAATTACAGTAAAGTGTTCATATTTTTCTACTTTCTTATTGTTTATTTCAAACATTAGGTAGGTTCAGTTGGGTATGTAGGATTTGCAAAATCTGAAGTATTTGCTGGTAAATCTCTAAGAGCTTGTCTATATGTAGCCCACTCTGTTTTTTTAGTAGAGCTTAATGGTGAATCCGATAGTTGTGTCCAATCAGATGCTGTTAGCAAATTATCTCTTGTTGATCTAACTATTTCTTCATTACTTGCTGTGGTATTTGCAACATACGAAGCATCGTACTCAGTTACTGCTGACTCATAAGGTGTAAAGTCTGTAATATCTTCTATTGATAAATCTGATTTTTCTACATATCCTTTTGATGTAGAACTATCCCAGTGGATAGCCCAAACATCATCAAAAATTGTATTTGATAGAGATAATCCAGACAAACCTACACCATCTTTGCTGACTATTCCATCAGGCTTAATAATGTCTATTTTCATTTTATTGGAAGAGGTTTAAATTCTTTTACAGGTACTACAGGAGAAATAGTTTCTACAGTTGCATTTCTAAACGATTCGATTGCACCACCGACTTCGTTTAATCTTTTAGTATTTTCTATAGATAAAAGGGGCATCCATGCTACTGCACAACCCCACTCGTCAAATGATTCTCCTGTCTGTGGATGAGTCCCCGCTATTTGTGTAAACCATACACATTCAAGTTTTTTACAATCCCCTTGGATTAACGGGCAGAACGTCCCTGCTTTGATTTTCATGTTGTATAAGTTTTATATTGCCAGCTACAACAATGCGGTTGTAGTTGCTAGTGTGAGACACTACTTGATGAGATACATAACTTGGAAAAATAATAAAATCACCTTCTTCTTGTTGTGGTATTTCTATTTCTTTGGTATCAGTAAATTGTAAACATTGCGTATCTGTTGTTTTTAAAAAATGTACAAAAGATATAATATTATTTTTTCCTAATCCAAAATGTGTATGTACATCATGTGTGGCGTTTTTATTGTAAAGCTGTAACCAAAACTCATAAGCGTATGATGAGTTGTGATAAAAAGCTTGATCTTTAGCTATTTCATCTACTCGTTCTTTGTAGAAATTTTTTAAAAATGCAAGCTCTTTACAATCAGTATTATAAGTTGAACAAAGATTATTGCTGTAGTTACCAACTTTTAAAATATTACTTTCTAAATTAGTTAGTTGGGTGGATTCTAGCTTCCAGTTCCCATGTATATACCATGGTATTCTCATTAATCTTTTGATGCAATGATTACGTCTAAGTACTCAACATTCATATCAAGATTACCTACAGAAATGCTGTGGTTGTGTGCCGAACCAGAGAAGCTTGAGCTTACGTTATGGTTATGAGCAGAACCAGAAAAACTAGCGTTAGCATTGTGGTTGTGGTTGCTTCCAGAAAAACTAGCGTTGTGGTTGTGATTAGATCCACTAAATGACGCATTGTGGTTGTGTGAACTTCCACTAAATCCGTGTGAGTGACCACCGTTTCCACCAGTGTTGTTAGTGCCAAAACTTCCAAGTCCACCGTCTCTACCATTACCAGTGTTAACACCAAATAAACCATTATATTGGTTTCTAGCTCTTGATGAACCGAAGTTAAAAGTAACGCTGTGGCTGTGTGCTGGTATTTGGTTAACAGACAATGTATGACTGTTTACGTTACCGCCTGTAGATGTATTACCAATAGATACGTTACCGCCTTGGGCTGTATTACCGATAGAAACATTACCGCCTTGTGCAGCGTTAGCCACTGACACACTCACATTACCGCCAGCCGTTGTATTTCCAGCACTTGAAGATACGTTACCGCCAGCAGTTGTGTTACCAGCAGTCGCATTAATGCCTCTGGTTGCAAAAACAGACGTAAACGCTGCGTTACCGCCAGATCCAGCAGTACCAGATACAACTCTAAGAGCGTGATTGTTTACGCCAGATGTAACTTTTGTCCATCCAGTAGGAGCTGAAGTCTGTTGGAATATCATTCTAGTCCCAGCTGGAAATGCGTTGTCAAATTCTTGCTTAAATCCAGCTATATCAACACCGTCAACTAATCCTGAAACTGCGATGTTTCCTGTTACGTTGATTCCACTTCCATTCGTGTTTAATTTTTGCGAATTATCATGGAAAAATTCACAAGCTCCATCATTAGTAAAGTTTGCTAATGTTTCAGATGAACCTTTAGTAATACGAACACCAGCACCATTATTTGATGCAAGTCTTAGTTCACCAGTACCGTTATCTTCTAAATATGTGTTGCTTTGATCGTGATAAAGTCTACCATCTTGACTATCGCCAACATAAAGGTATTTGTTATCATTTAGTTCTATATTTCCAGAAAGATCAATATCTCCTGTTATGTCTATCCCATCATTTTCAACGATAAGTCTGGTAGTTCCAGACCTTTTCATTGTTATATCGCCAGCGTTAGCAGTAGCAACTTCTGTTGTGCCGTTCTGTATCTTGGTGCTGTCAACCGCAGTTGTCGAGGCTGAAGTAACTAAGCCTTGATTATCAACTGTAATAATAGGAATAGCAGAGCTAGATCCATACTGACCGCCTGTTACTCCAGAGTTTTCGAGTTGTGTACCAAGGATTGTCCCTGCTGGCACATTACTCATATCTTGTTTTGCAAGAGGTGTTCCCCCTGCTGTGCTACCGTCATGTATGACAGCAGTATCTTTCGTGGTATCTATAGTTACTTCGCCTTCAGCACCTGTAAATGATGCGTGTTGCGCTGTAGTACCACGCCTTAATTTTAATAATTTAGCCATTTATAGTGTACCGAAGTCAATTTGTAAGTTGTCGCCACTGATTGTTCCTACTTCAACTAAGTTTTTGTCGTTGCAATCTAAATTTGCTCCTAAATTTGGAGCTGGGTCGTTAATTACTCCCGCAATACCAGCCGCAATAGCTACCCATGCACCACCTGTGTAGTAGTTAAGAGTATTTGCTGTGGTGTTGTACCATAAATCTCCAGCACTGGGACTTGATGGTTGGTTAGATTGAATTAAATATTCCGCTGCATATCTGTTGACATCTGATATGGAAGCAGCGACTGTATTAATGTTTGTAGCGTTGGAAACAACAGCATTAATATTTGAAGCGTTGCTAACAGCAGCATTAATATTAGAAGAGTTCGCTTGTACGGCGTTAATGTTGGTCGCATTGTTTTTAACCGCTGTGATGTTTGTATTATTTCCCGCAACTGCTGTGACATCTGAGCTAATACCAGCAACCGTAGTCACATTTGCACTGATTCCAGCGACTGTTGATATGTTTGCTTTAATATCAGCACAATCATTCAGGTCAGATACTATTGCTGAAGTACCCAAGGTATTCATATCAGCTACAGCATCAGCAGTTCCAAGCCTTCCTATCTCAGCAGCTTTGCCAGCAACAGTCGTGACGTTAGTATTATTGGCAGCAACCGTGTCAATGTTTGTTTTATTAGCGTTTACGGCGTTAATATTTGTAGCATTATTTTTTACGGCATTAATATTAGTCGCATTTCCAGCTACAGCAGTCACGTTCGCTGAGATTCCAGCCACAGTCGTTACGTTTGCATTTATGCCAGCAACGGTATTTATGTTTGAAGCGTTGTTTTTGACTGCATTAATATTAGTTTCGTTGTTTTTAACAGCGGTAATATTTGCATTGTTGCCAGCTACAGCGTCAATGTTTGTCTTATTCGCATTGACAGCATTAATGTTTGTCTCATTGTTCTTGACAGCATTAATATTTGTCGCATTTCCAGCTACTGCATTGACATTTGATATAGAGTTACCAACACTATTGACATTTACAATACTGTTTGCAACTGTTTCTATCTCAGATACTGGCTCATTAAGGTCATTAGCAACTGTATTTACATCCGCTATACTTGCTCCAACTGTATTTATTGAGTTATTACCAGATCCAGTATTAATAGCATCCGTAATACTTCCTAAATCTTCTTGGAAAGTAACGTGACCAGCAACCGTATTTATGTTTGTTATGGTTGCTTGGTTTGGTGTAATAGCAGAAAAACCGTCCCCAGCAGACCCATCAAATACCATCATTACGGTATTTGCGCTGTCATACCAAAGATCCCCATGCTGTAACGATGTTCCGTCAGCTCTTTGTGTAGGAGCTGTTGCACTAATCAAATATTTATCAGCAAAGTTGTTAATATCAGCTACGTTTGTGGCTGCTGTAACGACTGATCCTATGTTTGTAGCTACGGTATTTATTTCAGTTGCCTTAGCTTGCAATCTATGGAACGCATAGGTATGGTCTGTGGTTGTAGTTTCAACCAACATGCCAAATCCTTGAGGTATAACTCCAGTTACGCCTGTAATAATGACAGGATTACCAGTTCCTCTACCATTTGCAATAGTGATTGAGCCGCTGCTTGGTGTAAGTGTAGTAGATACAGCCTTAACAGAAACAATAGTGCCGCCAGTAGCGGGGTTATTAATATCAGGATTTGCAGTAGGGAAGCTTGTTTCATTTGCAATAGGTACAAAACCACCAACATCATCTACTAAATCAATTATCCTTGCGTCTATAGCAGCCGTTGTAGCTACTTTTGAATCTACACTTGACCATGCAACACCACTAGAAATAGTTTCTGAACTGTCTTGTCTAAGAAACTTAGCTTCAGCTTCTGTCTCTGTATAATATCTACCGTCTAGTGCGCCACCTAATAACTCAGTCTCAGTAAAGTAGAGGTTATTAAGTTGTCCGTTGTTTAATTCAGTTTCTGTGTAGTATAAATTATTTAATTGACCATTATTTAGCTCAGTTTCTGTGTAATACAGGTTATTTAACTGACCACCATTTAGTTCAACCTCAGTAAAATATCTATTATCAAGTGTTCCTTGGGATATATCTCCATCAACTATACTTCTATCTACGATATTAGAACTGTTTACAGTTATATCTGTTGGTAATGCTCCAGCTCCAAACTTAGTTAGAGGGACAGAATCATTTTTTAGCTTAGATCCTTCTATATCCGCAGCCGCATTTATATCAGCATCAACAATAGTGCCGTCTACTAGGTTAGTAGTAGCCACTGTTATGTCAGTTGGTAATGCTCCAGACCCTAATTTGTCTAGAGTTAAGCTGTCATTAAGAATCTTAGACCCATTAATATTAGCTGTTCCACTAATATCAGCATCAACAATAGTTCCATTAACAATGTTGGCACTCGCCACACTTATATCTGTAGGTAGCGCACCACCTTCTAGTTTCCCAAGAGAAACAGAATCATTCTTTAATTTATCACCATCAATATTTGCAGAGCTATTTATATCAGCATCTACAATAGTTCCATTAACAATATTAGCCGAAGCTACAGTTATATCAGTCGGTAAAGCTCCAGATCCTAGCTTATCTAAGGTAACACTATCATTTAATAGCTTTGATCCTTGTATATTTGCACTAGCATTTATGTCCTCATTAACGATTGACCCATTAACTATGTTAGATGAGTTGACAGTTATACCACTTTTAAGTAAACCATCAGCAATTTTACTGTTAAGTATGTTTGCTGTACCAGAAATGTCAGCATTGACTATTGTTCCATTTTTAATGTCACCACTTTCGATGGTTTCATTAAGGATCATAGTCGATGTGATAGTACCTGTATCTCCAGTAGAAACCAGTGTACCACTGACGTTTGGTAGTGCTAGAGTTCTATCTGCTGTTGGATCTGTTACTGTTAAAGTTGTCTCATGTGCATCATCTGAAGCACCCTCGAACTTGATAACATTACCAAAACCAAACTCGACATCACCTTGAAATAATGCACCTAGCGTACTAGCTGCTTGGTTAGTTCCTTCTTGGTTAATAAACAAAGCTTGCTTTGCATTAGCATTAAGATCCTCTGCTTTTAAGGCTGATCCAGCACTAAATTCTTTTTTAACTGCTGAATCATCTGTTTGTCTAAATATTATTATCTTTGCATCACGAACGGGAGCGGTTGAGAACTCAAGTTGAGTTGCGTTTGCAAACGTAAAAGCTGTGGTAAGTTGACCATCAATCTTTGCTTTTACGTCTGTTTGTTCTATATAAGGAAAAGGTATTGAATATAATTTGGTGCTGCCATCCCCCGTATAGGTTTCGGTAGTCTGTGCCATTAATTTTTTCTAGTTTTTTTATCGTCTAATTTGTAGCTTCTGCCAATTTTGATATTTTATTTCTAACTCTGGATGATCTCTTATAACAAAAGGCAAAGCTAAATCTTTAGCTTCTTTATGAACAGCTTCAATCATTGCATGAAGTTGTAGTTCTATTACAGCAAGTTGTGTATTAGGCATATTTGAAGAAGTATTTGCTAACTCTCTGTTGTATTGCGCTAATAATTTTTTGTATTTTTTATTTTGTGTAAATAGAAAAGTTAATCTATCTTCTAATTTACCCTCACTGTGCATGTATTTATTAAATGAAGATTGCTCTGCATTTGTTAATTCAAGTCCTTTATATTCTGCTAATTCTGCTTTGTTAAAGTCAAATCCTACATTGTACATTTGTTTTTTAACAAAATTATTAGGATCTGCTTCTACAAGTTTTCCCGCATATCCAAAGGTAGAAAATAAATTGTTTACCACAGCAGTAAAATAATTTTTACCTTGACTTCCAGATTTTTTTAAAACTTTTCCAGTATATCTATCGTACTTTAAAGGATTACCAGCACCCATCATTATCCTACCTCTAAGTCTTGCTATGAAATCTCTTCCAGTATTATTTGGATCAGAGTTCATAGTTTGGTATGGCTGTACAAGATCAAATAATTGACGTGTAAAACCAGCCCAGAAAAAGGGATTAAATCCTCTAAGAGGTATGTTTGCAGCTAAATCAGATCCAACTCTTGATATTTTTAAGCTTCTTCCATCTTTAGTTACATAACCATTAAGATCTAAATATTCAACTTGGTTTTGTAGACCCCTTAAAAATGTTTGGTCTAAAATTGCAACACCTACAGTCGCTACAAATAACGATACTGCTTGTTGAAATTTTTTTTTACCAATAGCTTGATCTCTAGTAAGTGTCACTAAATCAGCAGTAATAGTAGCGAGAGAACTAAATGGTTGAATACGGTCATGTGGTATAGCTGTATATCCAGTAGATGTCCAAGGTGTTGGTATAATCCATGAATTTTTTGGCATGCCATCTGGAGGATAATTACCAGTTAAATTTCCTGTTAAAGCTAATCCAGCTTGACTCATTACAAACATACGAGTAAAAGCTACTTGAGATTTAAGTTGCATTTCTGCGACTTCTCCCATTTCTCCACTTATGATTGCTTTATATCTAGGTACACTTTTTTCTATCAATCCTGTTGGATCAAGAGCATATACACTTCTACCTAATGTATCTAAGAAGTTCCAAGATAATCTAGCAAAAGGCATAAAGTATGTTGCTATAAATGCGTTCTGACTTTGTTGTTCAAGACCTTTAAAAAAGTTATCTACAGGTGTTGCATATTTACCTACAGGAATATTTTCTTGCATGGTCAAGTTTTTAGCTCTTTGTATTACACCTTCATCTATTAATCTTCCGTGAGTAATTCCATCTTGGAAAATATTACCCATGGATTGTCTAACATATTGTTCTAATTGCTTACCTTGCTGTATAGCTTGTTCACCTTTTTTAAATAAATTTTTGGGATTTATTTTTAGATCGAATACACCATCTTCGTAAGCTTTTACAAATGCTCTACCTGTTGCTTCTTGATGTCCAACGACAACATTAGCGGCATCATCTTGTGCTATCAAAAATCTTTTAGCAAAGTTTGTAAATGGATTGTAAGCAGCCATTTGTATCCAATAATTAATATGGACTTTAGCTATCTCAGTTGTATTACCACCTTCTCTGGATATTTTATCTAGCAACATAGTTTTAGCTGCCTCTAATTCTAGTGACTTTCTTTTCCATGTTTTAGATAATTCATATACTCTAGAACTTGCGTTAATAGATTGATTGTTTTTAGCAGCTCTTTTAAATGCAAATAGAGCATCATTTAAAGCACCTTGTGTACCAACTAACTGACCTAAACCATACATCACATCTTTAATACCACCACCTCTAAAAATAGGGGAAGCAATATTTCCTAAAGGTTCAGATATAAGACGAGCGACGTTTGTTGCTCCAGCCGCAGTTTGTGGGTTTATTGTTGCTAAAAGTTTTGCATAGTAAAGAGTTCTTGCTGTGTCTCCATTTACATTGAGTGTATTTTTTAAAGCATCTGCTAAGTTCTTTGTCATACCAAAAACTTCATCTGGAGGTGCGCCAGCAACATAATCTAGATATTCTTTAAGAGTTTCTAAATCTTTAGTATTACCAGCCTTGGCACTTTCCCATAACTCTCTAATAGTTTTACCAGCATCAGTATCATTTTTTTTTATTAATGTTAAATCGCGTGGAGTTATTTTGTCTGAAGGTAAATCTTTAGCCCCAAGTGGTTGCTTATAGCCTTCTCTTAGTTTTTCAAAGACATTTTTTTGTTGAGTTATACCTTCTATAGCCCATTGTCTTTTTGCTCTTCTTAATGGTATTAATAACAAATCACCCTTCTCAACTAACTGAACCATAGTTTCCATAGCTTGAGTAAAGTCGATTTTTGCATTATCTAAATTTCTAACTACTCTTGCTTGCTTGGCAAATCTAACTCCTAATTCCTCAGCCATTAAACCAGCGGCTGCAAAAAAGTCTGGAGATACTTTTACATTTTCTCTCAACATTCTTTGCCAATCTACACCGTCAAAATCATTTAGACTTTTTCTAGGATCTAAAGGTACAACACCTTCTTTATAAAATTCTCTAGCAAAAGCAGAAATATCTTCACCTAAAAGCTGTGCATTTTTTGACCAAAAATGATTAGCTCTTTTTAGTGCTATATCTAGATCTGCTGGAAAATTTCTAAGTTGTCTTAAATTACTTGTTATTTCTTGTAATGCTCTTTGTACACCAACTTCGTCAGTTAAAGATCCCCAGTTTGTAAAAAAGTTACGATCAGCTCTTGTCATTCCATCAGTGCCGATTTCGTTCAGACCTCTTTCAGCGGGAGTATCTATTTTGTACCCTCTGCCCATTTCTGTATGAAATGCTTCTTTTGATGTATGTACATTACCTTCACTTGGCTTTGAGACATTGACAGAATTATCAATATCCATCACATCGTGTGGTTCTTTTTTGTAACTGTATGGTACTTCGTTTACATCTTCTAATTTTTTGTAAACATCTATAGCATCTGTTTTTAAAATTTTAGCTGTGTTTTTTACAGTTGGTGGTATCTCTTTAATATCAATAACATCAACATCAATGACTTGTTGAGTTGTAATAGCAGACGTTGGTAGTTGTTTTTGTATTGGAGGAGGTGTACCACCACTACTACCTTCTAATACTTGTTTATTTGCATCAGCACCTTGCAGTAAATTATTTTGCTGTATTTTTTTTGACTTTCTGAAAAGATCAATAAATTTATTTACTGAAATGTTTATACCTAAGTTTTGTAAAAATCCGACTGTTGCTACTAACGCTTGACCATTGAAGTTTTTACCTTCGATCATATCTATTGCTAGTTGTTGTCCATCGTAACCAAGAGAGTCAGCTATTTTACCAATTCTTGTGGCTAAATATCTACCAGCTATTAAATCGTCAGCACCGTCTTGCGTTATTGTTTCGATACCACTTTCAATTAATAACCCTGACGTTCCAACAGTTACTGGATTTCCACCGCCAACAGCAGAAAACAGTAATGTTGGCGTGACGACTTGTGCTATTTCAAATACAGTTTCTCCGAGTGGACTATCTTTTAGAGTAGCTGGAGGATCAGCCCAAGGTGTTGCTTGGTTTGTAAGTCTGCCAGCTAAGGTAAATGGTAAAGCTATACCACCTTCCATACCAGACGCTATACCTTCTAGTACAACTGCTGTCTTATCTAAAAAGTTATCCTCACCTTTTCTACGTCTTTCTGCGTCCTTTTCAGCCATTTTTTGTTCTAAGTCCTTCATTTCTTTAGAACCAAGAACAAAATTATCAATAGCCTGAGTTACATTATTTACGATAGGTATATTTTTTGTAGCTTCTTTTAATCCAGCAGCGGCAACATTCGTCATATCTGCTGTCAAACCATCGGCATTTACTATATAATCAAGAGCTTGCCCTGTTTTAGTAACAAAACCTTCTGGTCTTTGTTCTTTTTGTGCTTCATCTATAGGATTTACTTTTGCAGCTACCTCATTATTTTCCTCTTTGTTAGCATCATCTACATTTAGAGGTGGAGTAATTTTTTTATTGGGATCTTGATACTCTTCAAAATCCCTATTTTCTAATATTGGCATTGTTAATTAAAGATTGTACTTGCTACTTCTAGTAATTGCCTATCAGTTGCAAAGGGATTTGTAATTACTGAGTATTTTTTTGGATCTGTTTTAAGAAAATCTAAGACGGTATCTAAATCACTTACTTTAAAATTTGTATCAACATTAAGAAATGAATGATTATTAGGCATATTTGTCCATGTACCAGCATCAAAATTACCAGTAAATATTTTCGCTGCTTTCATTGTTATACCTTTATTAAGTAAATATTCAGTTGATGCTACATAGTTAGGTTTGTCTGTATTTAAAGTAGTTTGTGGACGATAAACTTGTCCTATACCATGATTTGTACTTTGTGTATTTAAAAACTTAAGTGGTGTCATTCCTACAAGTTCAGCAGCGTCAATTAATGCTTCATTAAAAGAACCAGTATTTACATATTCATCGACAAAAACTTGGTGTGTATCTTTACTAAAAATAGTGTCACCTCTTTCACGATTAAATGTCGCTATTGTTTCAAGAGAAACAGTGTCAGATGCACCAAAATCAAACCTTACAGGTTTAAATGATGAATCTTTACTACCAAATGCTCTTGTTAAATTTTGACTATCACTAAGAATACCTTCTAATTTACTTTGAACTTTATCAACATCTACTGAATTGTCCTTTGAATATTCTGGGGTGTAATACTTACCACCTTCTGTCGTAACTTGTAACTTAAAATATTTTTTTAAAGCGTCATCTATAGCCGCAATTTGTTCACCTACACTTTTGTCTTGATTAAGTTTGTAAGTTGTAAGAGCAATTTTTGTAAGATCTAATTCTAAAGCGGCAGTTATTCTTGCGTAGTCACTAGCGTTATCTAAATAACCACCATCCGTCCTAAACAATATTTCACCATATTGATTTACTTCAGCACCTATTCTTATTTTAAATTCGTCTGTATATCCCTTCATTACATCATCAACAAAGTTTTTTGCGCCTCCGTCTGGTAACTCAGGATTTTTAATATCTAACGCCGCAACAGCTTTGTCATACCCTTTTTTACTAATAACACTTAATTTTAATTGCTCATCAAGAACTGTCTGAGAAGTTATCTCACCCATTACAACTTGCTCTAATATGTTTGCATCTTCAATTCTTTGAACATCAGAGATTTGCAATGTGTCTATTTGAGCTGCAAGTTTATCAGCCTCTTCGTAGTATCCAGCATCATTTAAAATTTTTATAGATTCATAAACTATATCTCTTCTTTTACTTGGATCATTTTCACCTGATAGTTTTGCAAACATATCTTTTTCAAAACCAGCAATAGTAGCATTTCTTATATTTTTTTTATCAGCTCTTATTTGCTCAACAAGATTCATTATTTTAATGCTATATACAGGATCGTCAGTAAGCTTTGTACCTGTGTTATATGATCCATCTTTATTCTTTACTTTAAAAATATTTAGTAAAGCAACCGCACCTTCAACATCTTGATTTGCACGATAGTAATTTGATAGATGTGCAAAGCCAGCCTCGAAAGCATCGGCTTTTGAATCGTATGCACCTGACGAATATAATTTTGGGATTAAAGTATCAACAACACCTTGTATAGGTTGTCCACCATCTAGCGCAACAGTAGCAGCATCTGTATGCTCAAGTACTCTTTTTTCTTGTGCAAGAGCTATTTTTTCTTGGTTAAATTTATTAAGTAAAGAACTATAAACTCTTTTTGCTGTTGGTATATATGTGTCATATAAAGTCTTACCACTTAACTCATTAGGAAAATATGACTTAGTTACAAAATCAAGTCCAACATCTATAACTGCTGGTAGCTGGTCAACTGTTGCATCTTTAGCAACAATAATAGTTCCGTCTGCAAGTTGTATTTTTGTATCACTTCTTAAAAAAGCTTCTAAATCTTTTTCCAGACTTGCCGCTGCTGTATATGTTGTAATCTGTGTTGACGATCTCCCTGCTTCTGCGTCCGCTCCTTCTGAAATTATTTCCTCTTCTATAGCTGCGTTGTTATTACTTACACTTTTTGCAGCGTCTACATTATTAGAACTATTTTCAGTAAGCTCCTCTTCAAACTCAGCTACATCTTCTAGCTTCTTATTTTCTTCTTCATCAACAATAGAACCACCAAGCTCAGGTTTAAGAAAGTCTAAACCTTCTTGTTTAGCTGCTTCAGCTTGTCTGATCTCATCTAATTTTGCTATGGTTGTAAGTCCACTTTGTGCAAAACTTAGCAATGCTTTTGTCTTAGCAAAACTAGCATTTCCTTTAGCTACACTCGCATTGAAGTAGCCTTCATTAACAGCAGCTTGCCGCTGTTGTCCTCGTTGCAAACTTTTTAAATTTTCAGCTTTTCTTTTAGCATCCTCTCTTATTTGCTTTGACGGATCAAAAGCTTTTTCGGCAACGAATTTACCAGATTCTGCAAAAGATTTAAACTGATTGTTAAAGTTTGGCTCTCTATATATTCTAGCCATTTAACCAAAATTGTATTCTGGGAGTCCTAATCCCAACGGGTAATCTCCTGTTATCTCTGGAGCAAAGACGGCGGCTTGTACTGGAGCGGGTATAGATGCAAGAGCTATATTAACTTTCGATTGTCGTTGTGTTTCAATATTATACATATTTATATCTGACTGCTGGAATAGGCTATCCTTAGAAGCAAGTTCTTTAGCTTTCGCAAATCCTCCTTTCCTTTCAGCATCGAGAGCTAACAAACCAATAGATTGACCAGTAGCACCTGTAGCAAATATTGAACCTTGTGAACCAATTTGTTTTGTATAGATGTCTTGCATTTTAAAAGCAGCCGCAGTTTGGGCATCTTTTTTCTTAATTTGTTCAGCTACATAAGCGTTGTTAGCAGCGTTGTTAGCATTAATCACATCCCTTTGTCCAGCCAGATCAGCCGCTTGTTGCGCTCTAATAGCTGCAATATGATTAGATACTGTTCGTTTATTTTCGTAATTTTGTTGTAACTGCGCGTTTTGATGTTGTATATCAGCGCGTCTTTGTGCAACCCTAGCTTGGTAATTAGCCTGACTAATACTCATAACAGTATTAATACCAGACAAAGCTAAACCAGCAACTGCTTGTGCAGATGCCGCGCCAGCCGCTGTTGCACCTAACATTCCTTCTACTAGGCACATAATTTTACTATCTCTATATAGGGCAGTTGGTGTGGCTCGGTTAAAACTTTTCTAATAGATTTAAAACCTAAAAGCTTTAAAAGTTTGTGATGAAATTTGTTTCTCGCGTCTACTTTATTAGTTAAGATTTTGTATTGCTTTTGCTCGCTTAACCATTTTTTGCATTGTTTAACAAAGGTAACTGGATTCTTTTTTATGTGTGGTGTACATATCATCCATATACTTCCTTCTATTGGGGATACATACGAAATGCCACCTAATCCAGCAATGTCACCATACTTGTTAAAAAAAGCTAGACATGGATCACTTGCATAAAAAGAAAAGAAAAGACCTAGAACACTATGTCCTAAGCCTTCCATTTCCTGTAAATCTTCTGGTAAAAGATTATTGGCAACTTGTAATACATCATCAAAAGTAGCCTCTCGATAATACGGAGTTATCGTAATGTCTGAATACCTCTCTTATTATAATGTCCTCTAAAGCTATAACCAGTTATTGCACTTGGTATTGGATCTATAGCATTTATTGTTGCTGTAGTTTCAGATCCAAGATTATATATAGGGACTTGTTTAGTTATTACCTCCTCGACAATAGGAGTATTAGCTTGATAAATACTTGACCTTGCAGCTTCTACAGTAAATGTAAAATCTGAATAACCAAATCTTTTAATAAGAACATCATACCTACCTGAGTGGTATAACTCTAAGAATAAAGTTTCTACCATTGGTATATCAACTCTATCAGCTCGTGTTTCTTGTTTAATGAAAAAGCTTGGTAGCTGTACTGACATTTCATATTCAAGACCAATTACATAGTCTCCAGATAAATTGCTTGTATCAGTTTCTATATATTTACCAGTTGCATCAGTTAATATTGGTGGTCTTTCAAACTCACCCGCTGTATTACCATTACCAGTAAACATAATAATTGGTTGTTTTCCAGTTATAAACGAATGGTTTGCAAACCTTACTTTTGTTTTACCAGCATTAGTAGATGATGCTGTTGTGATGTCAGATTTATGTTGTAAGAAATCTACTCTTGGTGTAAATTTTGTAAATCCTGTATCAATAGCATTTTGGCTAGGGTCATCTACCATTTCTAATTTAGACAAACCATAATTTGTACCGTCGTAAGTTACAACGTACGATGTGTCATTATCAAAAACATATCCTCTTGCTTGAGCTGGCAACTGCCATTTACCCCAACCAGCTATTTGTCTTTCATTACCAGCATTATAATATTTGAAATAATAAATCAAATCACTATTATCACCAAATAAAACAAAACTATTATTAGGTGAGGCAGCTCCCCACGTTAAATTTTTTGGAATATATTCTGGTATTATTCTAGATAATTCTGCAAACACTGGTCTACTATCAACCGAGTCAGATGACATTTCAAAAACTCTACTAAAAGTATCTGTCTCAGTCGCAAACATAATACTTATACCAAGACTTTGTGGTTCAACTGTTGACTTATATGTATAGTTAGAAATTTCTGTAAGCTTAACTGTAGCTGGAGCAAAGGCAACATCTTGTGTAGCCAACAAAAACTGTGCATGTTCAGCAAATAAAACTAAACCTTTTTGTGTACCTACTGCTTGCTTAATAAATGCTGGTTTATTGGAAGCTGCTGTTAAATCTATTGGATCTGCGTCACTTACTGTGAGTGATGAGTTAGCAAAAAAGTTTAGAAAGTCTCCAGCTTGACTCATTATGATTGCATCATCAGATAGAAAAGCTAATCTGTTTGCAAAAAAAGTCATACCAGAAATAGTTCTTCCTACAAAACTTGGTTCTGGGTTTGTTCTTTCATCGCCACATACACGATCTGAGTAACCACCCAGTGTACCACTAGATGTTAGTGGGTCTAAAGTAAAGTTACCGTTAGCTTGTCTTATCAAACCGTGTGGCATAGTAGATGAGTTAAAACTTGTATCTATACCTTTCGCAACTGTCTCAACCCAAGACCCAGTACCAGCAACGCCAGCAGCATCAGGAACAAATTTAACAAAGTAATCGTCTGCGTTTGATTCTTGTGTGTTTGCTACCTTTACAAAAAAATCAGGGAAACATTGACTCGGTAATTTACTTATATTGTTACAAGTTCCTTTAATAACATCCATCGCTTTATTGGTTGTACCACCTCTAACTGCGACGTTAAAACTTCTCGTGTCCGTTCTTTTAATTCTTATTACATGACCAATAGAGTCAGCAGTATATCCACTTAGGGCATTAATGTCTGAAACTAAATCATTAATTATATCGCCAACTCTTAGTGTGCCGCTTGTTGCATTACTCGGTGTTGTGAAAGTTGCTGTTCCATCACTAGCAAAAGTAAAATCAAATGCCTCAGCTGATACTCTCACATTAAAAGTTTTACCAGATTGTGTTACGTTAAAATTATCACCTACTCTCCAACCACTACCACCATTTTTAAGAATAATACTAGCTGAATATCTTGATCTAAAAGCGTCAGTTGCTTCATCAAAAAATGCCGCACATTGATTGACTAGACGAAATTGTAATCCTGTCTTTGTAGCATCGTTAGGATCATTATATGAATGATCTTGTGCAGAATGATTAGAACATAAACCGCCGTCTGCAACTTCGTATGACGCTGGAGTTACTTCTAATCCTGTTGCTCTATATACTTTTGTTTGTGTAGATACACCATCCCTAGCTAAGTCAATACTATAGGTTGTGTTATAAGCAACCGTATTAATCATAACTAAAGCTTCCTCTGGATCATTAGATAATTGAACAGAGTTCATACTAACTTCTCTTTTACTGTTAGCTATCAATGTAAAGTCAGCTAAAGTTAAGGTACTCAATGTATCTAAGTTATCTGTATCTAAATAAGCATTAACATTAGCTCCTATAGTTACAGTTCTTTCATTTCCAGTATTTAAATCAAATACTCTCACCTTCATATCGAACGGCGATACAGGATTTTTGTATATAGTAACTGCGTAACGCTCGTTGCTGTCTCGTAAAATAAAAAACCACTTTGCATCAGATGGTATGTCAGATGCTAAGTTTTTTATGTATTGTAAGGGTGGTCTTTTCCTACAGCCAAATGTAGGATCAAGATAAGCATTGATACTTTCTTTTACTTGACCCGCCAGTTTTAATGGATCTGCTTGTTGACTCACACCTCCTAAAAGATTAGGTATTTGTTGTGATATTGCTGCCATTGTTACCTCTTAATAGCGTTATATGGTAGGAATGTATGGAACTCTGTACCTCCCGCTTTATCGTTAAGCATGTTGTAATCGCCTTGCTGTGTTTCATATTCCATGATTGCAGCTCTAGCAATTTGTTCTTCTTCTTTTGAATATTTAACTATCTCATTACTACCAACTGATCTGTTAGCAAAAACATTAGCAGCTCTCATAGCAATATAGTTTTTGAATACCTCTGGTAAATCTACAAAGTCAAATAGCCAAGTAACTTTTCCATAGACAACATCTTCAAACTGATAAGTATGATTTCTTTTGTCATAAAGTTTACCGCCTCTTTGTACTGTGTTTTTATCACCAAAGCTTACGAAGTCTAAACCTATAACATTAGCAGGGATAATTATTTCTTTATTACTATTAGGTGTAAATGGATAATCTTGCTCAGTATTAAACACCCATCCTTCAGCTTGCGTAGATAATGAAACCTCGTCTAAAATTTGTTCTGCTAATTTTGCGGCTGGGTTAAGTGTTGCTAGTGAGGTGACAGGTGCTTGACCAATATTAGATAAAATAATATTGACACCATTTAGTTTTGTTATTTTAGTAGCCATTTATTTCTAGGGAATGTGAAGCCCCGACGGGCATAAGCCCGTGGGAACTATAAATTATTTAGCTTGTAATGAACCAGCAACTGCTGTGCGTAGTTGACCTACACCCATGCTGAGTTTTCCTACAATTAAGTCACCCTGATACTGAACTCTGAAAGATTCAGATGTTGTTTCTACAGTTGGTGATACAGTCTCTACTACACCAACAGCGTCTCTGTGGAAGATTAGACCAGCACATTTATCATTTGTATCTGTGTAGTCGTTGTTCTCTCCAGTAACTGCTGTGTTGTAAGCTGCCATGAAAGGTAGGTTGTTTGACTTGTATAACTTAACTCCAGCTATAGAGTAAAGTCCTTCGCCACTGTTAACAGAACCTTGTGTTCCACCAAGCTCTCTGTTAAGAATATTTGTATCAACAGAAGAGATAAGTGATAGGTACTGACGTGGAGAAAGTACACAAGAGATTCCATCAGTAGGAGCGTTGCGCTCTTCTAGTACAGCTCTTGCCTCGAAGATACCGTCAACGATAGCTTGTGCATCAAACTGTTTACCAGATCCGATAGAAACTTCAAATCCACCATCTTCACCTGTGACCACAGCACTTGCTCTTGAAGCCATATCAAGAACTCTTGCAATTCTCTGGTCATAAAATTTTGCTAAAGCCTCACCGATCTGCTTACTGATCTCAGATCTCTGGGAGTAATGAGACAGAATTTCATCGAGGTCATATACAAACTGAGAGCTAATTAATAGATCGTCTGCATTGATTGTAACGGCGTTAGCCTTTAGAGCTGCATCCCCTAATATAGGCTGCCCAGCGGTATGAAATCCCGCACCAAGCTTACCTTGTAGTAAGAACTGCTTGCTCTTCGCTCCTCTTAAAGTGTAGCCTCTGACTAGACCTTTGAAGATAGAAGCACTATTGAAAGCGTTAAATACTTCGCCAGAAAAGACGGTTAACGCTGTTGCATATTTGTTTGCAAATGTATTACTCTGATTACCATTAATCGAATGGGGGCGAGTAATATTAGCCATGTTAGTCATGGTCTATAACTCCTATAAAAAATATTTACGATTGCGACATGTCTTAGGTTTGAAAGATTTAACCCTCTTTCCGAGGTGTACACCCCAGTAGTTATCCGACGTATCGGGCTAGTGGGTAATTGAGATAGGGGGACTTGCACCCCCTAAGATTGCTTAACCAATTACTCTTTGCCATACATTCTTTTTAGAAATGCAATAGCTCTTTGGCGTTTAAGTTCTTCCTCGTCATGTATGACAGGGTATCTACAGAATGTATCTGCAATCATAACGGATCTAACTTTTTTCCAAAATTTTTTTAATTTGTCCATTTTTAGTCCCTTCAGAATCGGCTAGAAGGTGGACGAAAAATTGTTTAGGTATGATTGTACCCCTACTTTTTCTTCTTTTTCTTAGGAAAACCAGCTTTCATATTTGCGTATGCTTTAGCTGTGATGGTACTGTTCTTCTTAGATCTGCTAGTACCAGCTTTCTTTCGAGCGTTGATGTTCGCGTATAATCCTCGTTTAGCCATTACCAAATGCTAGGGATAATTTGTCCTGTAATCCAATAAGCTCCTAGAGCTGCAACGATGCCAAGCATCGCTACTCTTCCGTTCCACTTTTCTGCTTTATTTAAATCCATTAGTCTAGTTCTGTTAATTCAAGAGTTCCGTTTGTAGATGCGTTTCTCATAACGCCTATGTTTGCTCCGCTTGGAACAACCAAAGTTAATCTCTCACCACTTGCTATGAAGTGGCTAGATGAAGTTGCTGTCTGTGCTGACGTTCCTATGGAATATCTAATATCTGCACTGACAGCCCGTACACTGATTAGGCGCACGGTAGAAGTTAACACTGTGTTCTGACTTGTAGCAGTAGCTGTTAACTGTCTTGCGGTAACAGGTTGTCTTGCAACCTCTACCTGACGGACTGAATACTTGCCGTCTTGAAAAGAATGTTGTGTAGCTGTCACTATTCGATGTTATAAAAGTTCGGGTGAACGTGCTAATCTTTTCTCTACATCCTGTCTGAACGCTGGGTCAGAATTATATAAAGGATTACCTATATCACGCACAAGTTCTGCATGACTTCGGTATGGTTTTAGCCCGTCGTTTGTAGGTGATTTGCCTGTTATTAATTGACCCTCATAACCTTCAGAGTTTTTATATCTATTGTTTAAAGCTTCAACTGCAAACTTAATTGCTGGTACATTATTAGATTCAGCAACTTTATTAAACTGCATAACATCTTGCTCAGGTAGATTAGTGGAAGCCCACTGTACAAGATCGTTGTAACCTTGTTCACCTCCAGCAATATTATGTATCTCAGTTACTGCTTTTTGCTCTATTGTTTGTGTTTGATTTTTTGAATAAAAATCCATGTAAGCTTTGACTAACTCCTTACTATCCATCTTCGATAAATCGTCAATGACTTCTGGCGTTAGCTCTCCTTTCTCTTTAAAAACATCAGCAGCCTTTTGCATACTCTGTTGTGACACAGGTATCTCAGGTTCTTTAGCTTCCTCTTGTGGTTGCTCTTCTGTTTCTTCTTCTGGTTTATGTAGCTTTTTCTCAAGTTCTTTGTAAGCCGCTAGTAAATCATCTTGACTTTTAAACTTACCGTCTATAAGTGGTGGTTGATTTTCTCTCTCGTTCTCTTCAAAGTTAGCTTCTCTGTCAGCTTGTAACGCTTCTTGGTTTGCCTTACCTTGTTCAAAGGCTTGAGCTTCTGCTTTTTGTTCCTCCTGATTTTGCTCAGTAGGATCAATCATTTTACTTGGCATGTTTAGTGATATGTAGTTTTTGCTGATCCGAATGATCTTGTTATCTTTTCTTTAATTTCGTAATCACCCGCAGTTGTTACTCTAGATTTATTCTGGACTTTCACCACCTTCGGGGAGGGGGACTTCTCCTCTTTCTTGGAGGGCTGGGGGTTCTTGCTGTTGTTGACCATTTAATAATTTCTCCGCTATCGGTGTTCTAGCTAACTGACCAGCTTGTTTCATAAGCGTGTCTTGTGTTTGCATTTGTTGCATCTGTGCCATTTCTTGATCCATTGTTGATTGATCTTTAATCAAGTTCAATGTCTCAATACCTGACGCAGCTGCTAGTCGTTTCAATACTTCTGTAGGTACTATGTATTTTGCTAGAGCTTCCGCACCAAGTGACTGTGCCACTGTGTTCATAAACTCCATCAATGCTACTTTGTCTTGCTGACGACCCAAGCTATTTAAACCAGCTACTACAACAGGAGCGATTAACCCTTTCGGTAGTTGTGGTATAGCTTTATTTCTTTGTAAGATATGTAGTTTTCTATTTAGATATGGAGTCAATAAAGTAATAGTTAAATTACCATACACTCCTGATAGTTGTTCGTTCAACTCTTGTTGTACTGCTGAAATTTCTGTAGCAGTTGTCCTCTCTGATTGTCTAGGACTTAGTATAAGAAAAGCATCAGATATTCTTTGTGTTAATATCTCAATCATTTCTCTAACAGTACGAAAATCAGCTTGCTTGTTTGTAGCAATAACACTTACATCGTCCGCTCTTCCAGAGATAATACTTCCCGAAGATGCTCTAGCTAAAGCTTGTGGTTTAGTAACACTACTTGGTGATACTGCGAAAACAACTTTTGCCATCGTCGCACTACCCTCAACCATGCTCTGCATAAGACCATCGAGACTTTGTAAGTCAGCTTGATATTCTGATACTCTTGATCTACCGTAACTCTCTTGGTCTGTAATATTAAATCTACAGCAGATCCAAGGGCTTATATTTTTAGGACTTGAACCTTGTGAGTTAGGTAAAATTTTTCCGTCACATTCTTGATACCATTTATGTGCGCCATCTTTTAATTCACAGTGTGTAAAGACAGTTGCATCTTCAGCATCACTACCAGCAACGCCATGCTTAACACCATCTTCTCCAGCACTATTTATATTAGGTACTCCATCAGGTAACTTTTGAAATTCTTTTGGTAATAAAGATCTATGGACATGCTCCTTTGTAACGATATGAAGTATCTCTCCGTTACCGTCACGATCCACTACAAAGCGATTTAAGGGATACAGTTTTAAATTTTTCTTCCCAGCAAACAATAATACGTTGCCTGTGACAACCAAATGTCTCATTGCTGAGTATAGAATAACTCGATCAGTAGATTCTGAGATTTGTTGCATGATGGTTCGTTCCATCTTTGCTAAGTTCAAATCTATTTCGGATCTTATCTCTGGAGTTATTTCTGGTAAGGTTGCAAGTTCTTGGTCGTTAATAGATAACTTAAAGAAACTTGTATTTAGTGGGAACAGACTCAGCATAAGTTTTGAACTAAGCACGTTACACCCCTTAGCACCCAGTGACTGCCAAGGTATTGGAAGTTTTTCACCTTCACCAAAACCTTCCTCAGTCATAAGGTACGGGATTGTTAATGCCGCTGCTTCTCTTGCTGCGTCTAAAAACTGTTGTCTACCTGATCTCAAACTTTCATAGCGTGATAACGCTGTTTGTTTCATGTAGGTATATTTAATTGATTACCACCTGTAGGAGTACTACTACCACCACTTGTGTTTAATGGGATACGGAATCTACTTAGACCCTTCGTTCTTTTTTTTAGATCGTCCTTTGCTGAAGCTCTTTGTATAGTTGCTTGATCTCCTTGTCCCGCACTTGTTGATACAGGTGGAGGCAATGTACCCATACTATCTGGTTGTATAGGAGTTGGAGCTGCTGGAGCAACTTTTGGCTCTTCATACTCAGGCATTTCTGGGATGCTAGGTTGGCACATCTTTCTTATTTAATAAATGTTCTACGACACTACGCTGCCCAGCTCTGTACATTATCAGAGCTAGGGTGTCATCAGGGTTTGGTGTATATGCAGGGAACGTCTCATCTAGCTCATCAGTTATTTGATCTAGAAATCCACGTCCCCCGTTCATAAGGGTAAAGCTATCCATACGAAGGTAAGTCACGGTTATCACTCTCAAAAAATGCTGGCATCCTTGAGCGTTTTGTTTCTTTTAATTCTGCTTTACCAGTACGGTATAGAGAATCACTTGTCTTGATCCAGAAATCTTTGTTTAAATATTTATCGTCGTTAACACCAAGACTATCTACTACCCATGCAACTGTCTGTCTGCGTAGGTTGTCTAAACTTTTTGAGTTAGCTATACCTAAGTCTTTGCATACCATTTGATGTACCAATACATGAATAGATTCATCACCGCTGACATCTTGACTTACACTTCTAGAAGCCATGTCACCACAGTATCTATAGAAAGGTAACAGTACAAAAAATACTGATCTTTCTAGTACAGCCGTCTTGAGTATTGGGTGCTGGGGTGCATCAAGCCACGCCTTGCGTATAACTTGCGCCTCCCTCTCAGCTCCCCTGTCAATCCCATGAGCATTAACCAAATAGTTAAAAGCAAGATCATGCTTGTCCTCATCCTTTTGGTTACTTCTAAGTGCTTCCTCACATCCATCTATCTTAGGTAATTCTTTTGCTAATCCTTGCTCAAGCATTTCTTTAACAGGAAGCTCAAGCGTTCTCAGTGCTAAGGCTCTATAAAATGTTTCTTCTGATCCTTGTTTTAGATCACCTTTAGTTACTTCTATCGGTGTCCATTTTCGTTTTCTATTTGTAAGTTTTGTATAAGGGCTAGTCATTACTCTGCACAAGTTGAACACACATTGTTTTCTTCAAAATTAAATAGGTCTTTATAATCTTCGTCATCTATTAGTGCAGCGGCATCATCTTTTCTTTGCGTATCAGGCATAACTCTTAATGAGTAATACATGCTTGTCAATGGTGAGTCCAACCATTTTTGTATAAACTCCTCATCATAAGTGCATACATCTGTCCATGTGTTAAATGAGTAACCATGAAATAATCCTGTGTTTTCTAGCAACTGACAAATGCCAGTAGCCACAGAATAGTATGCGTCCCAACCAACCTCCCAAGCAGTTTCTACATACCCATAGTCAGCAGTGGTAACTCCATAAGTAGAGCTGTCTCTGTCTACACTTGTAGCTATAGGCGGTGCAATCTCAGGTGTTGCAGTGTAACCATTTCTATCTGAGTATTTATAAGAACATGTAGCTGTAGGAGCAATAGCAAAAGCTCTGTCCATGTTGTATTTATCCGCGACATCAGCAGCGGCATTAATAGCTCTCATAAAATACAATGCGAGATCCCATGCTTCAGTATCTGTTTGTTCTAAAGTTGCACCCTCTCCAGCATTTAATACAGACAAAGCTTCGCCAAATTCTTTGTACGAAACATTGTAGTAACTAAGAAAATTAGCAAGACCTATCATACCTAAGCCAACTTGTCTGTCATCTTTTGGGTGGCGATAAAAACCATCCTTATCTACACCTGTCTTAGGATGTAATTCACATAGCTCTTTCATCGCCCGTTCAAACACAGGTATAAGTTCTTGTTTCTCACACGCCGCTAAGTTGACGTGTTGTAGCAGACAAGAACCTTTATTTAAAAGTGCAACCTCTAAACAAACATTGAACCTAACTCTTCTACCTTGCTTGTCATATTTTTTCTTTGCTAACCATATATCTCCAGCCTGTATGCCATGTAACAATAAACCTTTTGCAAGACTATCTAGATTGTCCCATGACTCTTGATCTATATTTACACACCTCTTTACCCACGGTAGCTCGCCCCTTTTTGCAGTTATAAAATCAATCAAATCTCCATGATCTGCGTCAAGATGCAGTGTGATTGCACCTGATCTGTAGACACCACCACGTCTAAGTACTTCGTTAAGTGTTGAATATATCTTGCCAAAACTTACAGCCCCACTAGCAATTAAACCTCTACCATTATCAGATCCTTTTGGTCTAAGGTTGCTCAGGTGTACAGCTACTCCAGCTCCATGTCTTAATGCGTAACTTGCAAAAGTCCAAGAGTCCTGTATGGACTCCATGTTATCTTCGGGTACAACGATTGTGCATGAAACAGGTAAGCGGTGTGATGGTTCATCAAGCCAAGATTGTACACGTCCTGTTCTTGCTATCTTTTCTTTCATACTATGTCATCTAAATAAGGGGGTTTGTAGTTTCGACCTTTTGTTACTTTGCCAGCAGCATTTTTAACTGGCTTACCATTTTCAAGCTTGGACATATTACTTTTAAATACTCTGTCCAAAGCCTCATCTAATTCCCAGCCAGCGGCTGTTGCATATTGAAAGCAAACAAAAACTAAATCTGCTAGTTCTTTGAGTGCAAATTTATCTGGTTTATAATCAGCTACAGCTTGATTAAACTCCCAGTACTCCTCACGGATAAGTTCTCTTTGTAATTTGAGGTCAGCTTTTTCTTTACCTATTGGCTGATCCATTTGTAATCTAAACTGGATCGCTTGACCTTGAAAATCGTAGTGCATTTTTTTATGTGTCTAAACAGTCATTAATTTTTTTTAGGAAATCGTGCATCCACTCTTGCCATACCACAGCACCATGAGGAAGAGTTGCACCTCTATACATACGAGAACTTAGTAAATGGTTTCTTATATATATGAGTTCTTGTTGTGTCAGATATGGTCTGTTCATGGTGTAAACAGTATTGGTCTTTCTCTTGCGTAGTCCCAATTATCTGAGTGTAAGATCTTTGCTAGTCGCAGTTGTTTAAGTGCATCAGCTTCTTTGTAGCCATGATCTTTAAAAGCTTTGAGAACTGTGTCCCAGTAACTCCCTTCTTTATTATTAAGAATAGATTGTGCTTTCTTTTTACCAATCCCTTTAATACCACTGTATCCATCTACAGGATCACCACTTAAACATTGCTCGTATAATTTATACTCTGCTTGCTCAGGTGTTTGTGTAAATTCTTCTTTGAGATTGTAGATACGACATGGTATTTGTTCCATGTCTTTATCTGGACTGACTATTACAAAATTTGTATAGCATCCACTCGTACTTAATATTCCTAGTACATCGTCTGCCTCTAGTTGTGGCATACGGATGCACTCGAACTCTGTCTTTGCCCAATTTAGGAGACGTTTGAATCCACATGGTTTACGTTTGGTACGATTAGATTTATAGTTGGTGTCAATTTTTTTCCTAAAATTTTCAACGTCCGTGAACGTCATTATAAGTTGGTCAGTATCAAACCGTTCTTTTAATTGTCTGACATCTGATCTGATTATCTTTTGACCGTTGGTTAAACTACCAGCGATTACAGTAACATCAGCGTCCCAAGTCATTTCGTACTCAGACGCAGCCGCAGCTCTGTAAAAAAAATAATCAGCATCAAGCAGTATTGTTGTTGGTTTTAGTTTCATTTGTGAGATAAATAAATGCTCGCTTTAATGTGTCGGGGTCATCATGTAATAAACCAATACCGCTGTTACAAGATCTACAAATATACCCACGAAAAGATAGGTTCTTATGGCAATGATCCAAGACCCACTCGCTCGTGTGCTGTCCACATATTTGGCAGTTACCAGCGGTGGGTTCTGGGTGTATTTTTTTAAGAGTATTTCGGATATTGTTTTGAATGTTTGTACACTCTTTGCAACGGTTTCTCGTGGCTCTGTGCCTTCCATCAGCTCTAGTAAATTGGTTATCTGGTTTACGTTTATGACATGTCTTACAAACTTTAGTGGCAATCCCACCATGTAAGTCCTGACTTTGATTCAGCGGCAAGTTCGCATCGAAAAGCGAGCATTGCTCGTACGTCAATAATTGTCTCCTCTAATATTTTTTTTGCTTCGTATGTATCTTTTGGGTGTACTGATAGTTGTATTTCATCATGTACAAATGCCAAAGGTACAAAATCTACATGTTGTGCCTTTAGTTTTTTTATTGATTCAACGAGCCAAGTTTTACAAATAATTGCCCCAGCACTTTGGATGAGGTAGTTCATGGCAACGTGTTTTTTATCACCTATTCTCAAGGGTCTACCATCGAGTGCTTTGAGTACACCGAACCTAGCTTTCTCTTGTATTGCTTGTTGTAGTTGTTTGTAGCCTTTTAGGTTTTCTAATACAGCAGCTCTGATTCTTTTACCTTCTTTTGCAGCTTTCTTTTTATCGAAACCAGCACTTAGACCTATCTTGAAGTCACCCCCACCATAGATCATGCAATATGTAACAGTCTTTGAGACTTGACGGCTTGTACCGTAAATTTTTGCAAGTCTTGTATGAATATCACCCTCTACAACTTCTTTACTAAATTCACCACCATCAAACAGTGATAAATAATGTCCAAGTCCGCGCAATTCGAGCTGGCTTGCATCAGCTCCTACTTGTACTCGTCCAGCTCCAGCATGAAAGAGTTCTCTATACTCTTCTGCACTGTTTACCTGAGAAAGATTTGGTCTGTAGTGTGCTTGTCTAAATGTGTTGGTAGCTAGTGAACAAGAGTGGTGAATCTTACCTGTCTTATCAACAAGTTTGAGCCACGCATTTTGTCCTTCTGATAGCTGACCAAGGGCTTTTTGTAATTCCAAAATACGAGCAAATTTTTTTGACTCATTTGTGCCGAGTTCCATCAACACTTTTTCATCAATTTTTGGTTTACCTGTATCTGTTTTTTCTATAGCTTCCCATCCTCGAAAGTTTTGAAAAGCAAAAGCTATATGTTGTCTACTGGTTGGATTGAACTCTCGAAGTCTGCAAAACTCAGCACCCGTTACATACCCTTTGTTTTGGTTAGGGCGAGCGGGTGTAAAGTTACCTCCGTCTACATGCGGAAATGTAGATCGCATTTCGTCTGAAAGCGTCTCCAATTCTATCCTTAATTTTGTTTCTAACTTATGTGCTTTTGCTACATCAAATGGAAAACCTTCTTCCCATTGCCATTGCATTACTTTTGCACATTCTGTTTCGAGTCCGATTGATGTCTCGTGAACAGCTATCTTTGGCTTAAATAATTCAACAAGCGGTGTATTAGCTTCAACGTCTGCTACACAATATTCAAGCATGTCGGGTGTATATGTTGACCAATCACCATCTAAGCTTTTACCGTATTCAGATTTTAGTACTCCGAGTCTGTAACCCCAAGCTTCTAAGCCGTGTCTCCCATACATTTGGGCTGGCATGTTTGGTGGTTTGTTTCGGAAGTCTCGATCTAATAGATCAGTAAAAAACATTCTCGACATTATCAAGGTGTCATATACCTTGGCTGTGTAGTTTTTAAAATATGGAAAACATTTAATAATAAATGGTATATCAAATGCGATCACGTTATGACCCCATATAGTATCTGCATACATCAGGGCTTTTACTCCTTCTGCTATGCGATCATGCTTACCTGTTTCGTCGTAACGATTTATGCAACCTGTGTCCAAGTCTTTTAATACAAGACAGTGAACAGTATCACCTTCATCAAGCAAGCCATTTGTTTCTATATCAAATAGTAAGTTCACGACCTACCCTTTTTGATTTCTGTAAGTGCTGTCTCAAAGTATTCTTTTGTAAGATTCTTAGCACCAACTGTCCTTTTTATTTCTTGTCCGTGTGGGTCAAGTATTAATAATGTGGGAAACATTTCAAGACAGTAAACACCTCGTAAGGCTGTGTGGTGTTCTATATCTAATACTTTGATAAACTCTCCTAACTTTTCTTTTTCAAGAAGTAATTCTCTTAAGTTTTTCTGTGCTACTTTACAAGGTTTACACCCTGTCTTTTTAAACAACACAGCAACGCTCGCTTTGTTAAAACGATTCATAATCTGTATTTAGTGCGGTTGGATGTTCTATTAATCTTCCAGTTTCTTTCTGGTATATGAGATTGCCACACTCACCTGTCTGTCCATTGAATCTATTCTTAAGACAAACAACCTTAGATGTATTGTCACCACTACTAACTGAGCGGATCACACCTAAACAAATATCGCTTAACTGACCTATAGATCCACTGCCTCTCAACTGGCTCAGAGATATAGCGTTGCCATCCTCATGTCCCTTATCTGATTGACTACGACGCAAGTGTGATACGAGTATCATTCCTATGTTTGTCTCTTCAACAAAACATCGGAGCTGCGTCATTGTTCTATCTATCAGTTGTCGCTCATCGTTTGATTCATTTGCTGACAACAATATGCTTAGGTGATCTAGTATGATCCACTGCACTCCTTGGTTCACCAAGTAACGCATGTCATTTAGTATTGACTTTGGATCAACACTTCCAAATCCATCACGCAATAACACTTGTCCTGTACCAATAGATTTATCAAAGGCTGACCTTAGTTCTTCTGTTGGTATGTCGTTGTTAAGGTGTAATGGTTTATTAGCAACCACACTCATCAGCCGTAATGCTGTACGCTGTACACTTTCTTCAAGCGCAATGTACCCGATTTTAAAATCTTGATCGACTAACGCCTGTGATATTTCACCACAAATCGTACTCTTACCCACGCCACTGCCTGACGTTAGACATACCAGCTCACCGAAGCGTAGTCCAGATGTCATTTCGTTTACAGCTTTGTATGGATAATCAGCATCTTTGCCGTGTAATGGTTTACTAACTAGATCAAAAAGATCACGTCCATCAACAATAGATTTAGGTGAATATGATTTCTTATTCCAGATAGCTTGGCGTATTGCCTCACTATCTTTTGCTATCAATGCTTCGCAAGCATCTTTGTATGTCCCAAGGGCTGCAATATAAACTCTGTCGGGAGGGAACAGAGTAACACATTCTGCTGTGGCATCTGTACCAGCTTGGTCATTGTCAAACATGAGAACGATCTCATCAAAGCCAAGCAAGTAATCTAGTTGAGACAGTAAAGATTTCTTTGCTGCCTTTGCACCACAGTCAACAGAGACTACAGCCCAGTTTGGTCTAGCTTGGAAGGTGGCAAGGGCATCAAGTTCTCCTTCAACTATGACAATAGTTTTACCACTGCCAAATAAATGTTGACCAAATAACCTGTGATCCTTGTTCTTGCCCTTCCAACTAAAACCTTTAGCTTTCGTTCTCTCCTTGTACGCGACAATCGCGCCCGTGTCGGAATAGTAAGGGAACTTGATAATATTCCGTGTAGTATCGACCCTGACATTAAATTTTCTGCAAGTGTCCTCGGTTATATTTCTAGATGAGATTCTGGCGAAGTCTCCATCGTACTGTACTCTTCTAGTTTCACTGGCTTCAGCGTGTGACATGCTCGTACTTTTTCTAGTGTGCGTTTGTTGTAAAAACAAATCCTTGACTCCTTCACTGCGACGATGCGTACCACATGAGAAGCAATAGCCTGATCCGTCTGAATAAACAGCAAAGGCATCGCTGCTACTACAGAAAGGACAAGGTTCGTGCCTAATAAATTCATTTTGATAATCCATAATCATCGGCGATCTCGACGTAATCTCTCATCACCTCGATGATTTCTTGAAAGGGAATCTCACCCTCAAATTGTTCAACCCATGCGTCCAAAGCAAGGAATAAATGGTCATTGCTTTGTGCTGGTTTTCTTGTGATTAGATGGTGGTAACTCATTGAACCAATCCTTTGGTATGTGTGGGAATATGCACCACGGAAATCCATGCTTGTCGCACCAATCTCCATAGCTTGTTTTGGATGATTTACTTAATGTGTTATTGCGTTGGAATATCATGCGTATATCTAACTCAGGATGTTGTTTTTTTACTGCCAACATCTTGCGTCTTTGCTCAGGTTTAAAGAAACCTTTCACTTCGATAACCATGTCACCAACAAAGAAGTCGGGTGTATAGTTACTTTCGATAACGTATTTATATTTCTTACTCTCGTATTGGTAAGGAATTTTATTTATATCAAAGACTTTTGCAACACGCTCTTCCAATCCTGAGCGATAGACCATTAGAAATCAACTTCATAGGCTGGTTCATAACTGCTGGGTTCAGCGGTCACTACTGGTTGCTCCTGTTTGTAGCCTTCTGTCTTAAGAAACATACTGTTGATGTCATCAATAGACAGCTCACCTTTATCAGTTGCACCTGAGTATGTGACAAGCTTATGAACTCTTGCAGCTATAACTTGAAAGCTTGTACCCTTTACACCACTGACACAATAAGGTTTCTGTTGCACAATAAGTTGTACTTCTGTACCTTTGCTTAGTGATTTGAGAACCTCTTTTGATAAAGGTGTCCCATCTGTATCAACAAAGATTGGTGCTTTCTGTTTTTCGCCGTCGTAATTGTATGAAACAACGTCTTTACCTTCCCACTTTGCGGGTCTGGTAATAGCACCTTTTGTATTTGGTTTTGTATCCAACCATTTAAGAAGTTGTTCCCGATCAGCGTCCATTTTCTTTTGCGTTTCGGAATCTATTTGAAATGAGAAACAGCGGTTGTTGTATTTACCACCATTTTCATCAAGACGAATGAACCCTTCTAGTTTGGTTGGGAAGATATACTCGTTAGCCATTAGATGTCAAATATGAGATTAGATTTCAAGTACTCGTCGTACTCGTCGTTGGTCATTTTTTCTTTGTCCAAAGCGTCATCGCCATGAGCCAAAAAAAAAGAGTACTCTTTGGCACTCATGCGGTCTATTTCCCGCTGTGTTTTAGTAACTGGTTTTGTACAGCTCATTTTAGGTTATACCTGTAATTGAGAATAGACACAAAAAAACCAAGCACAGTCTAGATGTTAACTGTACTTGGTGGTTTTTCGTTTGGTTAAGTGGACTTATTTATGTCAGAACCTAAAACCAGCGTGTGCATTTGAGACAGTAGCGATAGCAAGGGATCTCGGCTAACCCACTAAACACAACTAAAGCAATTAGCCGAGATCTACTGTTAATTATAACCTAAGCGGTTAAGCTGGTTTTGTCCTTATTGAGAAGCTCCAGCATCAATTCTTTTTTGATCTGTGCTTTCAATTCGGTAATCACATCTTCTGATACTGAAAACTCATTTGGCTGTTTGTCATTCAGTGAAGATAATGCTGTTCTGAGTCTGGTTGGGTTGACCTTTACATAACGCTCAGTGGTTGTGCTATTAGCATGTCCCATCAAAGCTTGAATCGTACTAACCGATTCAGTCTCTGCCAACCAAGTTCCGTAACTATGGCGAAGTGTATGCCAAACTACACCATCGTCTAATCCACAATAGTCACGGACTTTATAGAATTGTCTACGCAATGCTTGACCATTACGCCAACAGTCTCCGAAGATTCTGTCTCGTGAATCTAGGTGAGTTGTCCTACTCACTAATATATCCCAAACCCTATTGATCTCGCCTACGGGTAAATGCCGTATCTCATTAGCTTTTGTAACTAGATACTGCATACCACCTACATGCAAAGATTTATGGTGTTGGTCTAGATCTTTGACTCTTAATTTAAGTAGTTCATCTTGTCTTATACCTGTGTAGGCACTAACAAGAATCGCTTCCTTTAAATCTTTCATGTCAAAGATTTCTTCAGCGGTTGCCGCTAAATTATCAACTTGGTGACGTGTAAGCCATACCATACGACATTTGTTTTCCTTCAACTTGTCAATCTCAGGAAGATTCATGTCATGTAGTCCAGCTTTGCGAGCCTTGTTGATTGCTGTGCGAGCCGCCGTGATTGTTCTATTCACAGTCGCATGTGTCCAGCGTGGATGATCGTCAAGAAGCATGTTCTGAGTCTTTATCCAATAATCGCCCTTCAACATCTTTTTAATAGGTGTTGATGGACTTCTGCAATCCATAAATAGTTTTGCGTACATCATGCTAGTTTTGTAACTTCGCATGTTTTTCCAGTGTGATCGGGCTGTGTGATCTACACAGTCCTTAACTGTAATTTGTCTGGACATGAGCTAAGTAGTGATGATGTTTTCAATCTGCTTCGCCCATTGCCTTCCCTTTGGTGTAAGGAAAAGCAGCCAAGATTTGTAATTTTTAGGATTACGCTCACGGCGTACCAATTCTAAACCTTTCCTATTATCAAGGCGGTGTTTACTACCAAGCCATGACACATTTCTAGATACTGATGAATGACTTATGTTTACAGCGTCGATCAAGTCGGACTGTTCACAACCATCATGTGCAGCAACATAAAAGAAACAAGACGCAAGTTGCATTGGAAACTCTCGTTCACCTGATGAACGTAACAGCTCAATGACCATGTGTGCTTTATGTGCGGAATTGTTAGTGATTGGTATAGGCATCGCTTTCCTTAGTGTACACGATTAGCTCGCTTTTTGCACATCTTAGTCCAGTTCGTAACAATAACCTAGAGTCTTTATACTAAGAAAAGTATCATTTTATATAAATTCTGTATCCCAGCTATACGCTTCTTCAAGTGTATCGCCAACAGTAGCAAGGGCTTTCGCCTTTACTATCTGATCTGTTTGGACATAAAATTCTATGCGCTGAACTAAGGTTGCGTTCTCTGGCGGTTGTTTATCTTTCCTCATATCAACAAAAAAAGTAATCACTTTGTAACACTTGACTGACATCAAGAGTATTTACCATGACACTTTCATCGAATGTCACGTTCACTTGGTCACACCAATCTTTTAAAATATCAGTGCTGTACATGTCAACAAACTTTTGACGTACTAACTTACTTATCATCGTCATGTCAGATGATCTAGCTAGTACACAATCATGTACACAGGCAAACGGAATGTTACCGTTTGTAAACATTGCATCGCTGAATACTAAATGTATTAACGAGCTGTCCCAACTGTGTACTATATTAGGTGATATAGCTCCGATGTGATGTTGCATATCGGGCTTACCAAATCCAGTAGCGAGTTGGCATGCAATGACTGATCCCATTAGTCGCGTGTCAACTCTTGTTGTTTGTGAGAACCTGAGATCCTGTATTACATTAAATCCACTTGGCGTTGTCCACTGAATGTGGTCGCGTGAATCTAGTATTTGTTTTGGAATAGACCGCCAAAAGTTCATAAGCTTGATAGCACCGTCGAATACTTCTGGCACTGCTTTGCGATACACTGCGTCGGTAACTTCTTTGAGGACTCCAGCTTGTGACAAGTCACAGCCTTTATCAATCAATGCTTCTCTTATGTAACCTTTGGCTGATCTATATGTAAGACCATACGATGTAGTCATACACACCCGTTTAACAGTTTTCCTATCAATGTATTTATGTAGCTCTGGACGTATGTATTTTTTAGATACTTCTGCCACAACTGCATAACCATCTTTAGGTTTATCTGAGGGTGTCAAGTTGACAAGTGAACCACCACTGTACGAACGAGTAGCAGCGGACAAATGTTGTAAGGCTGAACATGTTGCATCAATGCCAATCATCAATCCTGATGTCTTGCTTTTTTTGGCAATACAACATAACCAATACCAGTAACAACTCTGTAAGTGTGTCCAAGGTTCTTCTGCGGTAATCCATAAGTCTCTGTGTTCTATTGGGTTAGTAGCCACTTTGGTAATGTGGTCTGTGTTCGCTCTTGTCCATGCCACACGATCTAATAAAGATTCTTTATCAAGACCATGTGTAGTGGCGCAATGGAAAGCCATCCAGTATTCATCTACTGGAGACTCATCCGCAAAAAGCAAGAGCGACTTATCGAGATCAGTACCTTGAGGATTCAAATAGTGTGTGAGGCAATAGATCCTTCCTCGGTAGCCGAATGAACTTGGGATATAGAACTTGGACTCTTCAGCAAATTTATCCGCAATCATTACAGTCTCAAGTGTCCTGTAATTCTTTTGTTCGAGTTGTGCATTAAAGTTTTCAATGTCACGTCTTAGACGTTTGTAATCCTTTACCTCTTCTTCTGATGGGTTGTCAGGAAGTGTAGCTGTAAAGTCTTTACGTTTCTCAATGCGAAACTTGCCGATTGTCTGTCCAGTGTCTTTAGCCCACTTGACAACAGCAAGGGTATTCTTATCTACCTTGAACTTTACATGTTGCATGTTGTTCAAAGCGCGAATCGGAATCTCTCCCTGCTTACATCTTGGTAATGACCCATAGTGTGTTCTGACAAGTGGAAACATATCTTTGACTTCACTTGTTAGCCAACCTCCAGACTCTTCATTACTCCAATCGAGTGGCTCACAAAACATAGGTTCAGCATTGAAAGCTAGATGTTGTGCTTTAGATATGATTGCTTCTTTTAATACAAGAAATGCTTCGCTGTATCGCATACATGTTTTCTTTGACTTCTTACCTTGGGTGATTGTTTCTTTCTTAACCCAGTGAGTCTTTCTATTTATACAGTCCAGCAAGAATGATCCGATGACATGTCGTTCTCTTCTTGTCCATGTTTTCCACTCGACTTCAGCTTTGTTAAATCGTAATCTAAATACACTTGCTTTTTGTCTTGTTCCTGTAGATGAGTGAAAAGACTTTTCGATCCTTTTATATAAATCAGGATTGATAGCAAAATAGTGAGATAAGCGCAGCTCGACCTCAACAGCTTGACCCAGCGGAACAGTGAGATCAGCTAGCACTGGCTTTGACTCTTTACCCAGTACATCTAGCATTACTTTCATGCCGATAACCGCTAAGGTATCGTGATTTGATTCTTTTAAATGTTTATTAACTACAACAGCATCAACAGCCGCTTTGCCGCGCCTCAATAAATGTAATCTATCTTTTATCTCTTGAGCTATTAATTCTGTATGGTGTTTAAGTATTGTTTGACCGTAGATAGTATTACTTGCATAACTGCGCTGTTCAGCTTTTACAGTTGCGTTAGTGTTCTTAAGCCTACCTATCTCACGTTGATTAGCTTCAGCTTTTAATTGCCGCGCAAAATCATATAATAAATCCATTGCTCCACTCATCGTCGTTTACTTGTAGAACAGTGAGAATCGTCCCACTGTAGTCGTTTAAGTCGCAAACCATATTGTACGCTTGACTTCTTGCCCCGCTTATATCTTCATCTAAACATGAAAATACACGGACATTGCCGTGTTTATCTCGATATTTAACATCGTAAACATTTTGCTGTTTCATTAATCCATAGACCAGTGAGAATAGGTATCGTGAATTTATACCTAGAAACAGCTTATATTGAGTTTGCTAAGTGTACACCATATCTGTGGGTCATGTTCCTAAATGCACACAATATTTATTATGTATCATTTGTTACATCAAGAAAAAAGACAGCCGTTGAGACTGTCTTATTTAAAAAGCCTACTTTGTTGTAGGCTCAGTATTCATAATGTAATTCGCCGCCTTGTTAGCGTATGCAAGTGATTTAAAAAGATAACTTCTATCTTCTTTAATACCTGATAACCAGCTGTTAAGGTAGCTTGCATGATTCTCTATCTGAGAGCCTACATTGAGCGATCTAGTTAGGATTAGGCAACCCAGCTCGGCAACTAATTCTTCGCGGGCGTATGCGTCGTTACCGAAGCGACTAGCACCAAATGAGCGGTCAAGCCTTGACGGTTTTTTAGTTGAGTGAATACACTCATGCGCCATCGTAGCTAAAAATGAGTCGCTGTCTTGAAATTGCTTTGGTGCGGGCATGCCGATTAAATCGGATGATGGGCTGTAATAGGCGCGGTCACCGCCTTCGCGGTATTCGATTTCTTCGCGGTCTATATAATCTTTTAGAACAGTGAAACACTTATGTTTTCTTGTTTCTATATCGTTTATATTTTCCTTGATGTTGCGCTGTTCGGCTTTGATCGCTTGCTCTAGTGCGTCTTGACTTTGCGCGTCCTTACCTTGTAAACAATCACTGTTAAAAATAGGTACGCATTGAAAAGACATATATTGAACTACGATAGGCTTGCCGTCCTTGTCCTTTACTGGGTTGCCGTCCTTGTCTAACTTGTCATACTTAACTGGCTTTGGGTGCATGATGTATGAAGCAACTGAGCCTTTTTTGACAAGCCAGCCTTTAGAGCGAGCTTGAGCGAATCCGCAATATAAATTAGAGGTATAACCATATACACATTCATACATAGTTAATAGAGCCACGTTTGCGCCGCTGTATTTATGACCCGTAATAAAATTACGATAAGAACCACTTGTTGAGGTAGTCCATTTTTTTTGCCAAGGTTGAACACCTTTTTCAAGAAGTTTAATAACTTCATTACATATTTTTTCTTCAGGTGTAACTTTTGTTTTAGTGGTTGCGAGTGTCATTGAAAGATACCGTTGTTGTGTTTAGTGGACATTACTAAAAAGTAATATCTAAATGAATTATAAACACATTCAATTCCACTTAGACAGTTATTGTTTACAAATCGTAACAATTTAAAAACGGACAGATAGAGAGAGACAGGGACAGTCTCAATTTATGCGACGGTTGCGACTGTCTAAATTATTATGATGTAGGACTATTAAACCAGCTTCAAAGCTAGTCATACCAATAGATTACAGCGAATAAAAAATATTAATTATGGTAGTTTGTATCAATACTATACAAAAAAAGTTACTATTTAGGTTTTTTTAGACCCCATACAGGGGAAATCGCGGCGGCGGTCATATCGTTATGCCTTTGGAAATTTATAACAAAAATTTCGACACCTATCTTTTTGGATTAATAACAATAATACTAATCTCTTCTAGTAACTCTTTATCTAATATCCACTCACTCTCTATAGCTCTAATATTTTTGACAGCACTAGCAGCCTTCTCATTATTATCTAGATCAGCACCTATAGGAACATCCAGAACTAATAGATCTAACCTTTTATATACCTCTATAAGGCTTTGTCTTATAACTTTTCTATAGTTATTGTTTTTTCTTCTCATAATCAGATAAGATGTACAGGTTGCGGTTGTGGCGGAATTGGTAGACGCGCTTGTTTTAGGCACAAGTGGAGTAATCCGTGAAGGTTCAAGTCCTTTCAACCGCATTAAATACGGTAAAACCATGGTCTTGATTAGACCTTTATATGTTTAGGGTAAAAGGACGCTCGCTTCGCTCGCTTAGAAACACTGGGTTCTCAGCCTTGATTGAGACACTTTTATAGAGGCTTATACATTCAGGAGGACGCTCAAAAAACCTGACGTATTGGGGGTTTGACGGATACATAGGAAAGACCCCTAGAATCTCAAGGGGTCAATCTCACCGCATATCCACACAGGGACGCACCACTTTCCCTGCTTACATATTGGTAATGAACTCTTATCTCCCTTTTGTCCAATCATAGACAGTGTTTGAGGGAAATTTCTTATCTATAAACGTACCACCCTTAACTAAAATGTCACAGGCGGCGTGAGGATGGTCTGTGAAGGCTTGTTCCATAGCTTTCCACTCTTCATACCTACGAGCTGCTGAAGCCTTAGCTGCGCTGATTGCAACGGCATCTGTGAACCATTTAACACCTTGGGCTAAAGCATCGGCACGGTCATCATGTTTAAGACAGCCAGCCATCTTTCTTAGCCTAGACATTTGATAACCCAACATATACTCCAATCTTTTCTCTGGAGGTTCGTTAGGGTTGCTGTGATAGTCGTATTCCCAGACCTTTGGATCAACAATAAGCTTGTGTTGGTTCATTACAGGTTCGAGAGTATCTATTATTCTGTTTTCTTTTCTTGTTGTAGCTCTAACCCCATCTAAGGTTGCTTGTAACTGTTGCTGTGAAGCATGACGCTTGAGTAATTCAGTGACCATACCATCGCCGAAGTTCTCTTCTATGACTAATCTTGTCGCTTTGTATCGCTTGGCAAGACGAATAATACCAGAAAGTGTTTCGTCGGTGTAACCTTGTCTCCAAGCTTTGATGTCTCTAACGAAAATGTATCCATTAGCTTGAGATAAGATGACGGCGCAAGTTTCATCAGCTCCTCGTCCCGACGTATCCAACGATAAAATCGTCTCAGAAAACGGAATTGCTCCCGTGTCAATGTGCATGGGCGAGTAGAAGCGGTCATTAGGTAGCCCCACAGCAGCCAGTTCCGTAAGCATGTAGCGAGGATCGGCACTCCAAACATACCGTTCAGCACATTCTTCTCCTAAAGGCGTAACTATTAGATCTTGGAATTTAAGTGGATATTGTTCAGCATCTGACAGGCTAGTATCTAGCTGAAACTGAAGCATGAAGTTAGACCTTCCCATAGATACTTCTCTTTCAGCAAGATCTATATCTGTGAACCTTGTATCGGTAGGATCACCCTTTTTTGCTCCCTTTTCTATCTCTTCGACAAGTTGCGGAGCAAGCAATCCTTCGTAGTTTTGGGGGTTACTAGGATACCTAGCCGTCCAAACAAAGGGCTTGTAGCCTCTCTCAGAGAGCTTTCTATACACAGTAAACGTACTTTGAGGCGTTCCTAAGAACAAAATGCGAGAATCCTCCTTTGGTGTGATAATCGCCTCAGCCTCAGTAATTAGCTGTAATAGTTTTTCTCTCTGGACATCAGTTGCAGAATTATTAACTACCTCTACGTCATCAAAACAAAGTATGTCAGCTCTTCCCCCCGTTAGCTGTGAGCCTATCCCCTTCGAGGATACACTTGGCTGTTGATGGGGCTTTGCATTGCCTACATCGAATGAGATCCTCGACCATCGCTGATCGTCTGACCTCGGACGCATGTGTTTTATCCATGAAATATCTAAGATTAATTTTTGACAAAAGATAGAAAAGTTATCAGCTCTTTCTTTACTAGCTGAGATAACCATAATCTTTTTATCTGGGTCTTTATATAGAACCCAAAGTACATAAGCAGCTGTGATCCAGCTCTTACCAACTCCACGAAACGCCTGTATCTGTATGCGTTTTCCACCATGTTGTAAGTAATCAGCTATAGCAAACTGCGCTTTAGTCGGTGTTGGTAGGTTAAGTTCCCGCCAAATCAGTGTTAAAAACACCTTGAAGTCAGATCTTATAGTCCGATCTACTAAATATTCTTTATTTTTCATGTTGACATGTGGAAATGATGTGCTATAATGCTAGTGACGGACTACACGTTCGTCGAGTACACTAAGCACAACGTATTAATTATGACTCTCGCTAAACTACCAGCGAAACTGAATCTAGAGTTCAGTCCATCCAAAGAACTACCACGTTCTTCTCACCATACAGGATTCCATTTAATGACACGCAATCCACATCCTAAGAAGGAGCGTCATGGTGATTGTGGTACAAGGGCTATCTGCCTTGCATTAGGTATTGACTACCAGACAGTATGGAAAGCTGCTACTGCGATGAAGCAGATGAACGCACCAACTTACGAATGGAACTATGGTTATAAAACTGTATATCGTAAGTCGATGGCTACAGCTACATGGGGTTTATCCAGAAGAGATCTTATGGACACTCTTGGATACCTTGGCATTGATTCTAGTTGGACAGACATGAAAACATTTCATTTCAAGTTTAACAAAGATAATGTGCCACCACACTGCATAGCAATGCTACCTAGACATTGGGTTGCCGTAAGAGACGGCGCAGTATGGGACAGCTACGATAGCCGTGGCACAAGACCTAGAAACCTTAAGGGTTATGTCATGTTCTGTAAAGATGACCTAGAAAGACTTAATCTTCTAGGCGTTTAATTTCTATATCAAACAAGCCGTCCACTTCGGACGGTTTTTTTGTGACTATTGTTTTTGGTAACTCATCTAAATCTTTTTTGTAGTCAGCTATAGCTTTGTCTACAGTTAGTTCAGCTTTAGTTTCGAGGTACTTTATCTCAAAATCAAATAGATAAGCTTTTAAGACCCAAGCTATAGGTGCTGGGAAGATCCTACTTAAGATCTTGCCCAGCTTTTTAAATGTCGATGTCTTAAATGTAACCTTATCTTTTCTTCTTGCCTTTTCCACCTTTGCAAGATCCTTTACCTTTATGTGCCATTACTTTTTCTTGCTTCCTAATATTTTCTTTTGTACTGCTTTAGGTAACTTTGACATACCTTTGTTCATTTTCTTAGCTTTCTTTACGGGCTTACCGTATCCTTTTCCCATTGGCATAGTTAACACTTCCATCGTCTAAGGGCAAGAGCCTTGCGAGTAGGCTTGCCGTTTGGTTTTTTCATTGCTCCCTTTACACCTTTCATTCTCGCGCAGAAAGATTTTTTTCTTTTACCACCTTGGGGCTGAGGTGCTTTTAACTTAGAGCCTGTAGCTCTGTTGTACTTAGCTCTACCTTTGGCAGTTAAGCCGCCTTTCTTTGACTTCTCTCCTCGACCTATAGATAGGCTTACGGATTTAGCCATTAGCTGCTTGCACCACCTGTAGAAGATGCGCCTGTAACTCTGTTGCGAGCTACGCATGCGTCGATTATTGCTAACACGTCTTTAACTGTGCTTGCTGTTGTAATAGCTGCTAAAGCTGTATCTGCTGTAGCGTCGATTTTTATAGTGCCGTATCCACGACTCATAATTGTTGCTGCTCTTGCCATTTTAAAAATAGTTAATAAAAATTGTTCAACGGGTAATGACCCTTTTGCTTGGTTACATGCTCTGCATGCGGTTACGCAATTATGC